AACTTTTGCACACCGTCGCGAAATTCCCAGTTTTGGAAAATTCAATGTTTTCGCGTTTTTTCCGTACACTAAAACCATGACTGATTTAAAAATTGAAACCGTTCAAATCTCATCATTGACACCAGACCCAGTCAATGCGCGTAAGCATGATGAGCGAAATCTCAAAGCAATAACTGATTCGCTTAAATTATTTGGGCAACGTAAACCACTTACTGTTACGCCTGATTCAATCGTTGTAACTGGCAACGGCACACTTGAAGCTGCCAAGTCTTTGGGCTGGACTGAAATAGCTATTGCTCGAACGCCTGTTGGTTGGACATGGGAACAAATACGAGCTTGGGCAATTGCTGATAATCAAACGGCAATGCTTGCTGAATGGGATGACAAAGTTCTTGCAGAGCAATTGCTTGAGCTGGATGCAAACGGTTGGGAACTTGAGCAACTTGGTTTTGAAAATTTACAGCCACCAATAAATGATGATGACGATACTTCACCGCTAGAGTTCAATACAAAGTATGAAATTGTTGTTGAATGTCTAGATGAAATACAACAGAGAACCCTTTTAGATAAATTTAATTCTGAAGGTTTAAAAGTTAGAGCTACTGTTCTATGAAAACTATTGACTTGGTTTCCAACATTGAGCGAACTTCAAGAGTTATGCAGATCGAAGGAATGTTTGGTTTAGATTCTTCTGAAAAGTCTGTTACTTCTATTCCGTTTGAAATTCCAGATTTATCAGAAAGAGATTGGAACATTGGTTTAATTGTCGGGCCGTCTGGTGCTGGCAAATCAACAGTTGCAAGAAAACTATTTGAACAAGAATTGTTAGTAACTGAAAATCTAAAGTGGTCAAAAGATAAATCCATAGTGGATGAATTTCCACAGACAATGACTATTAAAGACATTACAGAATTATTATCTAGTGTTGGATTCTCAAGTCCACCAGCTTGGCTTAGATCATTTGAACAGCTTTCAAACGGTGAACAGTTTCGTGTATCTATGGCTAGATTACTTGCGGAACAAAAAGACATAGCAATTATTGACGAGTTTACTTCTGTCATAGATAGAACAGTTGCCAAAATTGGTTCTCATGCGATTGCTAAAACAGTAAGAAGCAAGAATCAAAAATTTGTAGCTGTGACTTGTCACGCTGACGTAACTGAATGGTTGCAACCTGATTGGATTTACGAACCAATTTCAGGTTTATTTACTTGGAGGTCACTTCAACCCAGACCAGAAGTCCATCTTGAAATTGTCAGAACAACTTACAAGGCATGGAGTTTCTTCAGTAGGCATCATTATCTAGATCATGATTTAAATAATGCAGCTACCGTCTTTGTTGGTTTTATAGATAATCAACCAGCTTGCTTGTGTGCCATTTTGCCATTGCCACATCACAGCATCAAGAACGCATGGCGCATTTCTAGATTGGTTGTATTGCCAGACTTTCAAGGTATTGGTTTAGCTCAGAAATTTATAAATACAATTGCTGGTTCATACAAAGATTTAGATAAGAGTTTATACATAACAACAAGTCATCCAGCTTTAATTTATTCATTGAACAGATCAGAGAATTGGAGCATGAGAAGAAAACCAACTAATGCTAGTAAAGTTGGTAAAACATCTACTGCTAAAGCGTTTGCCAATACAAACTCAAACAGTAGATTAACTGCATCATTTAAATATGCAGGCGATACAAACAAAGTCTTATGTGAAATGATTGGTTAAGTTATGGCTCCCAGAGGTAGACCACCAAAACCGATAGAACAAAAACGCCTTACTGGCAACCCTGGAAAGCGTACGTTGCCTGATCAGAATGAGCTTGTGCTTCTTCCGTCTGCCTATAACATTCCAGAACCTAACCGCCCATTGGGTAGCGCCGGCACAGAACTTTGGGAACGTATCTGGGGAATGGGTCAAACGTGGCTAAGCCCATTAACTGATATTGAAATTCTTTTGATGACTTGCGAACTACTTGATGAACGCCGTAATCTGCGTATTCAAGTTTTGCAAAATAATCGCCCAGATGAACGTAAGTCACTTAGAGAACTAGACCGACAATTGGTTGCCAATCTTTCACTTCTAGGATTCACTCCAACTGATCGTTCAAGACTTGGAGTAGCTGAAGTAAAGCGAGCTTCTAAGTTAGAAGAATTGAAGGCTCGTGCCAGCCAAAATTGAATCATGGCCGCCAACATGGCTAACACCTGTGAACAAAGCTGCGCTTACTAAGTCGCGTGGCTTACAAGTTTCTGACTTTATAGATACGTTTGCTATTCAGACAAAAGAAACAGTTGCAGGTTATGCCGGTGACAAGATGCAACTACGAGATTGGCAACATGAGTTGTTTAGACATTTGTTTGCCGTTGGTACTGACGGCAAGTTTAGACATCGCACCGCGCTAATTGGAATGGCTCGTAAGAACGGTAAAAGCGCATTAGGTTCTGGAATCGGTTTATGGTCACTGATCATGGGTCCGGCTGGCGGTGAAGTCTATTCTTGTGCAGCTGATAAAGATCAAGCGCGAATTGTTTTTAGTGATGCCAAAAGAATGATTGAAGCTGAACCAGAACTGGCTGAACTATGCAACGTTTACAGAGATGCGATTGAAGTTCCAGCTACGGGTTCTGTGTATCGTGTTCTATCAAGTGAGAGCTACTCAAAAGAAGGATTAAGCCCTACGCTTGTAATTTTTGATGAATTACACGCAAGCCCAAATCGCGAACTCTTTGACGTTATGCAACTTGGTATGGGTGCAAGACGTGAGCCAATGCTCATTGCTGTAACCACTGCGGGCGTAAAGGCAGATTCATCTGGTCAAGATTCAATTGCTTACAACTTGTATCAGTACGGCAAGCGCGTAGCGCAAAAAGAAATAGATGACCCTAGTTTCTTCATGGCTTGGTGGGAGTCAGAAGCTGAAGCTGATCATCATTTAGAACTAACTTGGAAACAGGCTAATCCTGCATACGGTGATTTGAATGACCCTAAAGATTTTGCAGCTATGGTCAAGAGAACCCCAGAAGCTGAGTTTAGAACTAAACGCTGTAACCAATGGGTAAGTAGTCAGACTGCATGGCTTCCAAATGGCGCATGGGAACAGCTAGAACTTAAACGTGAGATTGGAGCAGATGTACCAATTGTCTTAGGCTTTGACGGTTCGTTTAGCGGTGATGCTTCCGTAATTGTTGGAGTTACTTGTGAAGAACAGCCTTATGTTTTTATGGTTAAGGCGTGGGAAAAACAACCTGAAGATGCGGATGATTGGCGCGTAGACATTCTAGAAGTAGAAAACACAATCATTGAATTTTGCTCAACTCACAATGTAAGAGAAATTGCCTGTGACCCATTCCGTTGGCAACGCACAATGCAAGTATTAGATGAAGCTGGATTTCCAATTGTCGAATGGCCTTCTACTTCACCAGCTCGAATGGTGCCGGCGTGTGCCAAATTCTATGATGCCGTTGTAGCTAACAAGCTGACACATGACGGTAATCCACTATTGCTTAGACATCTACAAAATGCCGTTGTAAAGACTGATCGGCTAGGACCGAGAATTGTAAAAGAACATCGCGGCTCGCCACGAAAGATAGATGCTGCAGTTGCTAGTATCATAGGATTTGATAGGGCAACTGTTTCAAGAGAAGAACCCGTTGTACCACAGTTCTTTAGTTTCTAGGAGTTTGCGTTGATCCCAACTATCCTGCAAGTAGTAGGTCTAGCAACAATCTCAATAGGACTCGGTTTGTTTATCCTGCCATTAGGAATTGTCGCTGCTGGAGCATCATGCTTGCTTATCGGTATTGCGATTGAGAAGGGTCAGTAATGCTCGGAAATTTATCAGGTAGTGGCAAAGAAGAGCGCGCCATTAGCTTTCAATCTGTCTGGGGTGCTGGCGATTCTTTTGCTTTCACAACTGAAGCTGGTACAAACATAGATCAGAATCAAGCAATAAAGATCAACGCTTTCTATGCTTGCGTTCTTTTAATCTCTGACACCATTAGTACCTTGCCAGTTGATTCTTTTATTAGACGTGACGGTGACCGTGTTCCTTATCGCCCACAGCCTGCATGGGTTCAGCGACCAGATGTAGACCTATTACGTTCTGAGCATTATCAGCAAGTTCTTATTTCACTATTGCTAGACGGCAACGCATTTGTTCGCGTGTTCCGCGATAACTCAGGTCAAGTAATTAACTTAGTTGTTATTGACCCAACACGAGTAACAGTAACTCGAAATAAAGTAACTCGTGAGATCGAATACATTATTGACGGTTCAAATGAAAACATAGTTTCCAAGCGTGACATGATTCAGATTACTGAAATGCGTAAAGCTGGCGAACTTCGCGGTATGTCGCGTGTTACTGAACTAAAAGACAATTTAG